GTACACCTCATGCGGAAACCCCCCACATTCCATCATGGAATGCGGCGGCGGCCATAAACCCGTTCCCGGGAAATGGCGAAATATGGTCGAGTCAGTCAAAGACTGACCCAGTTGCCTAGCGGCAACATTGGCCAAGTGGAGGACCACCTTCGTAAGGGGGTCCCCCATCAAGACGCCACGGTATAACGTGACGACTCTTGTGTCTCCTTCCACAGGGAGACCGATATCCTTCAACGGACCTGTGCCCGTGAAGTAGATTTTCCGTGGGCGGTAGCACACCGCCATCACGATTCCACGAAGAAGTGGGGGTATTCCACACTTCCTCATCCACTTTTGTGCGGCTATCCGCGCAAACTGGTGTACCAGGCGGTCCGTAGCTTCCTGGTAATCCGTACTGGAGAAGAATACATCTTCCCAGAACGTTAGGATCTGCACGTGTTCTGCGTACGGGTCCGTTATTCTTCTGGTCAAGTCTTCATTGAAGATGACCGGGTATAGCTCTTCTCCGAACATATCTTTGAAGAGATTCCATCCGTGGTTGGATCTTCCCATCCCGGATGCTGAGCTTTCCAGCCCCTTCTTCAAGGGGTAGGAGCATATCTTGGAGACCGTGTCAAGCACAATCTTCAATGCCGCGCGGCCTTTGGTAACAACCCGCGCTTTTCCAGGCTCCTTGACTAGTGTCAAGGATACCTCTGCAAGCTCTTCAGGGCTGACCTGAAGAACCTCATGTAGACAGGACCAGAATACTGCTGTTCCTATCGAATCGAATTGCTCCTTGGTATGCCAAGAAGTAATTTCTCCTGTGTCGAGGTCCCTTATGGGAATTCCTCGACCGTCACTATACTTGGACATAATGTCCAGGATAGCTTGGGCGGTTCCGCCCTCGGACCGGCTATGCTCCCAGCATGCCGCTCCCGTAACTGTGACTCGAGCCTTTGTCTCGAGTCCAGTGAAGACATGGTCCGGAATTCCGGATATCACGTCGTCGAGCGCAACTGAGACGAGGTCTCGCTGCGTTCTTGTCATCTCTGGCGGTGCTTCTTGCACCGACCGGAGGAACTTCCGCTTTGAGTGTAATAACACTAATGCGGGGGGCGTCCCAGACCCGCGAGTCTGAGACAAGGTTCCCGCCAGGAATAACCTGGGGAAACCGGAGGTTCGTATGGAGTATCTCCATACGGGCCCTAAATATGCCTCCACCCATCTAGGGGTTGGCGGCATGGCCGCGTATGCGGCAAGAGGGTCGTCCGAATGGAGGACCTTCTTTATCTTCTTCCTCTGGCCCTTGAGCTCAGAGTAGAACGTAGTCTGCGTGTCGAGTGCCTCGACCGAGACTGTACCGTCGAAAAACTCATCTGTTATGAGAATCGACAGGGCTTGAAGTACGAATACGTCGTACTTCTCCCAGTCCCATACCTCTTCCGGGTAGGACAAGAACCGCTGGAGGAATAATCCGTCAACGGTCTTCAGGACCTCAAGTAACCTTTGGGCCCTGTATGTTGTGTTCCTCTTGGTATAACCAAGGGAACCATCTTCCCGTTCTGTGACTCCGTCCCAGAATCGGCGTAGTTCGTCATGCGTCCATAGAGGATCGTGACGCCCTTGCAATAAGTAAGAGATCCTCTTAAATATTGAATTACAGAGACCGTGCAGACTATCCTGCCGATCCCTTCTCTTCATTTGGATCAAGTGACCCCAATGAGTATGATTGAAGAGAAGATACATCTTCTCCTCATGCGATGATATCTGGGTAAACCAGGTATCGTTCTTACGATCCGACCCGCATAGACGGGGACTGATCTTTCCCTGGAGCCGGTGACAGCCACCGGCCCAGACATTTATTGTCGGACGCTCGTCGCAGTACTGCGATGCGTACGCCCATCCTGCGAGGATCCTAAAGGGGTCTTCGTAGTCAATCACCGTGCGCGGCATTTCCGCGAACGGCACATCCTCGGCGGACTCCAGGTTCTCTGAAGTCTCATCCATGCTCTCCGTAGACATCGCGTCTAGGAGGGGTGAAATATCATTGTCGCCTTCGCGACTTGGTATAAAGAAGCCATTCTCCACGAGGAATGGCCTCACTTCTTTCGATAACCGTGAACCGGCTTTTCGAAGTGTTAACGCGCTTGGTACCTGTTTTAGGTACAAGTGGTGTACCCCCTTTACGTAGTGACGTAAGGGGATTGGTGGTGCGACCTGTCGGCTAAGCCGACGGTCGTAGTAAAGAACCGATTTCTCGACTGATTCGAGAGTTTGGACGCACTTTGTTAAACGAAGGTTAGCAAAATGCAT